GAGGGGCTTATACCCAGAGCCCACGAGTGGTGGGCGAATAAGGCGAAATGGAGGGGAGACACCAACACCTATACCTTCCCCTCAAGTGCCACGGTCACCTTCGGCTACATGGACTCGCCTCTCGACCATCTCCGTTATCAGAGCTCCGCCTACCAGTACGTAGGATTCGACGAGGTGCCCCAGCACAGGGAGAGCCAGGTCCGGTATATGTTCAGCCGGATCAGGCGCACAGAGAAGTTAAAGGACTATAACGTCCCCCTGCGGATGAGGAACGCCGGCAACCCCGACGGTCCATACGTGCAATGGGTGAAACGGCGCTACGTCGACTACAAGACCGCCGTCGCCCCCTTCATACCCGCGAAGATAGAGGACAACCCCGGCCTCGATCAGGAGACCTACATAAAGAGCCTGATGCACCTAGACTCCGTCACCCGGGCCCGCCTCATGGACGGCAACTGGGACATAAAGGATGTAGGCAGAATGTTCCGAAGAAGCTGGTTCACAATCCAGAACTCCATACCCTCCGGCTGCCGAGCCGTCAGATACTGGGACAAAGCCGCCTCAGAGGCGAAGTCAGGCACAGACCCTGCCTACACCGCCGGCGTCCTAATGGCTATGGACAATCAAGGCCGCTTCTATGTCCTTGACATCCGGCACCTCAGAGGCACACCCAAAACCGTTGAAGACCTCATAAAACAGACAGCCATCCTAGACAGAACGCAAGTAGAAAACGGCGAACTCGACAGCATTCGAATATACTTGGAGCAAGAACCCGGATCCGCCGGCGTCGACGTAATAGACCACTACACCCGCAAGGTTCTGGTAGGATATGCCTTCTACCCTGACAAGGTGACAGGCAGTAAAGCTGAGAGAGCCGCCCCCCTGAGCAGCACAGCCCAAGCTGGCAACGTCTACCTAGTCCCCGGGGCGTGGAACATCAACGGATACCTGGACGAGCTTGAAGCCTTCCCCGAGGGAGCCCATAAAGACAGGGTGGACGCTAGCAGCGGGGCCCACAGGATGCTCGCTAAGGGCCGCCGGAAAATAGGGGGCTACAGCGTCTACCGGTCAAGGGATATAACAAGATGAGCTTCAAATTCGTAGTCTGCCCCAAGTGCGGGGAGGTCATCCACCTTGAACGCATCGGCCCCGTAGGCAAGCCCGGCGTCAAGGACAGTAAGCTCATAAAATGCCTCTCCTGCACCCACATATTCCGCACTGCCGGCAACACGTGGAAGGAGGAGCACGGACACTTGGAGGACTAGAAACGCAGCACTGTAAATGCGGAGCCGTTATACCCATCGAAACCTGCCCCAGCTGCCCGCCCCAAGTATGGACTTGTCCCCGTTGCGGTGAGCAGACGATGGTCGAAGCCACCCCGGAGGATCAGTACGCGGACGTGATTAAACGTTTCAAGGAGAGACAGAATAAGGTGAGACAAAATGAGTGACCCAGAGGAAACCCTGTTCGAGATAGACGTCGCCGAGAAGAAGGTCAAAGCCATCGGTGTCGAACTCGACGTACCCCTCGATAAGCTGAAGATATACGTCAACGGCGTCGACGTCAACCGAACCATGAAGATCACCATCCTGAAGATCGTGAAGGTACTGTAAAATGCCGTTCGTCTCGCCCACCACCAAGAAGCCCCTAAAGGAAGACGCGACGCCGCGTCCGAACCGGATCGAGGGCAGCAGGGTGGACGCCTTCTACCTGAGTGAACGAACCGCGTTCAGGGAGCGGAACGAAGTCGGGCATAAGACCAAGGTCTCCGGCATCCAAGGCCTGTACGTGTGGTATGAGACTGACGGCGTCGTATTCGCATCAGTAAACGGGCTGAGCGAGGCCGCCGTCGGCCAGGGATACCACACCGCCATCAAGGAGGACGACCCTGAGCAGGCGAAGGAGCTCGTTGACGAGTTCGGCAAGGCTATGAACCTAGACATTCTTCTGCCTAACATCTGCAAGAACATGCTCATCGCCGGCTTCTGCCCCGTCGACACCCGCATAAATAAGATACCCTCCAAGTCGAAACTCAAGATCATTCACCCGAAGACCGTCAAGGAAATAGTGTTGAACGAAGACGGCTCCGTGAAAAACCTTATCCAGAGGGCGCAGAACAGCGGCGATAGAGACATCACAATAACCGGCGACAACCTCACCCTATTCGTCCACAACAAGATCGCCAACGACCCCCGAGGCACCAGCATCATAAAACCCGTCGAATCCTTGCTCACCACGAAGAAGACCGCCATATCCAACATAGACAAGATCATCGAGAAACGCATGTTCCCCGACATCATCTGGAAAACCACGAGGGACCCCGCCGGCCTCAAAGAACTGCTCGCCCAGAAAGAAGTCGACGAAGACCTCGTACTAGGATGGCTCGAGGAAGGCGAGATGAAGGACGTCGCCCAGATCGTCGAAGTACGCGGCAGCACACGCTACGAAGGCTACATCGAACACATAGACCGCCTCATCTACAAAGGACTCTACGCGCCTGACCTATACTTCTGGAAGGACGCCACCCTCGCCAGCGCCCGCGAGCTCACAGCCATGGTAGATCGCAACATCAACGCCATCCAGCGGAACATGGCGCGAGGCGTGGAAGCAGGGTTCTTCGACCGCCTAATGGCGGCGAACAAACTGGATGCGGAGCCCAAGGTGGTGTGGGGCGTCGAGAAGACTGGTGCCGAGGATCTGCAACTAGAAAGCATAGTCGCCACCGCCATAGAGGTCGGTATGATCGGCCCCAAACAACTAGCGTTACTCTTGAGGATAATGGGACTCGACCTAGGTGAACTCGGCTACGAAGTTGAACCCGAACCCCCGGAGGAAGAGCCTCCGGAAGAGCTTCCAGAGGAGGAGCCTGTAGAGGACGAAGAAACGGAAGGTTGATTGAATAATGTCTAGACCAAGACCCCCTAGAAATAATGTCGGAAGCCTGATCGAGTGGATGCGCCACATAAACGCCATAGACTCCGTGGAGAACGCCAGAGTCTCAATAGCGTTCCAACACCACGAGATCCATGAAGGCCACCACTACACCATCGCCGTCGTAGACGCAGCCGTCGCCATCCTCGTACCGAAGTATGTCCGCATAACCGCCCCCGACACAACAAAACGCATACACCTAGTCGGAGTCATATCAGCATCTGCCGCCTGCCTCGTAGAGTTCTACGAGAACCCCACCATCCTCGCCGACGGGAACGCCCTAACCGAGCAGAACAACGACCGCAACTCCGCCAACGCCGCCACAGCAACGACTTTCGAGGACACTACCACCCAAGCCCCAAACAATGACGGGACGCTGCTATTCGCAAGCAGAATCGGTGGAGCCGGCGTCGCTCAAACCCGTTTCGCGGGCAGCGCCGCCGACCGAGAGGAATGGATACTCAAACAAGCTGAGGACTACCTCGTCAAGGTAACGGTAGATGCCGACAACACGGAAGTCGCAATAGTCCTGACATGGTACGAAGTGGACTAATTGAGCCGCCACATAATGATAGAGCGAGGGGCCCAGGAACGCGAGACCGCCGACCTCACCCGCCGCCTCAAAGGCATCCAGACAAACTACCGCTTCGGCATAATGGACAAGGCACGAGCCCGGTACATAGGCGCCCGCGTCATAGAAGACCACTACCAGACCCTGCTCAGGCTCACCCGGGGACGCCTCGGCTACAGCCTTGGTCGCCCCGTCACCCTCGCCCCCGAGGAACAGCGTCGCCTTGATCGGTGGCGTGACGAAGCCACTGCGGACTGGAACGCGATACTGGACGACGTGAAATGATACACGCCCAGCTTCACGAAGCAAATCCGAGAACGAGCGACTACTGGCGCAGCCCCATCGGGATAATGCGCCGCATAGAAATGCTGTCCCAGAGCTTCACATATCAGGTCGTCAACAACAGCCTCAGGTTCTACGGCTACAGCGCCGGCATAACACGGGTACGCTGGGCAACAATGGAGGACGAACGCGTCTGTCCCATATGCGGACCCCTTGAAGGACGTATATACCGTAAGGGACAATTTCTACCTTCACTTCCGGCTCATTCCGGCTGCCGGTGTGGCTGGGAACTCATGTTCGACCCGAAAGAGATACCGATATACGTCGTATAAAAACCTGAAATAAACTTTCCCTAAGGGAATGTGGATTGGACGGGTTAGACCTCCTTCCCCATTTTAGAAGCGAGTCATCGAGTCTGTAGCATATAGACAGTGAAAGGTGAATACATGAATAGATTAACACGCTTCATAAGAAACGCGTTTGTACCCTACGGGGTGAACCCTGGCTGGAACCTGACTGCCGTCATAACCCTCGGCGGCGTCGCGTTACTAGGCGTATCGGCTCTGCTAAGCCAGCTCGGATACGGCACCGTCGACCCCGTCGTAATTGAGATCGGAAAAG